CGATGGTGCTACAGGTTCTGCTGTTGCTACAAGAATTTTAAAATTTACAGGAACAATTACTGGTAACAGAATTGTAACTATGCCGGTTGGTGTAGAAAATTTTTATATTATAAATAACGCAACTTCTGGTGCTTATACAGTACAGTTAAAAGCTGCTTCCGGTTCAGGTGCAACAGTCACTTGGGCAACTACTGAAAAAGGTTGGAAGTATGTTTACTTTGATGGTGTTGCAACAAACACAGGTGTTCATGATTTTGCAGATGGTTTAATTACTGGAGACCTAACAGTTCAGGGCACAATAAAATTAGATGGTAATTATCCTACAGGAACAGATAACGTTGCTTTAGGAGATACTGCATTAGATTCAGTTGAAGCTGGAGGTACAGATAATACTGTAATTGGAAATCATGCTGGAACAGCAATTACCACAGGAGATCATAATACTGCAGTAGGTAGTTTATCTTTAGAAACTAACGCAACAGGCTCACAAAATGTAGCAGTAGGTGCATGTGCTTTAAATGCTAACACAGGGAATAATAACGTAGCAGTAGGTTACCAAGCTTTAGACGCAAATATTGGAGGAGATAGTAATGTAGCTGTTGGTTTACATGCTTTACTTTCTAACACAACAGGTAATTGTAATGTAGCCGTTGGAAGAAAGGCTTTATGTTCTAATACAACAGGTCTTACAAATGTAGCTGTAGGTCTTACTGCTTTAAATGATAACACAGAGGGTAATAGTAATATAGCAATCGGTTGTGCTTCTATGCTAGATAACACAACAGGAGCAACTAATGTTGCTGTTGGTGTAGCCACTTTATTTGATAATACAACAGCTTGTAATAATACAGCTGTAGGTTCTTATTCTATGATTAAGAACACAACAGGTACAGCTAACGTAGCATTGGGTGCTAATGCTTTAGCTTGTAATACAACAGCAGATAATAATATTGCAATAGGTTTTTGTTCTTTAAGATTAAACACAACAGGTTGTAGAAACACTGCGTTAGGTTCATGTTCTTTAAATGCAAATACAACAGGAACAAATAATGTTGCTTCTGGTTTTACATCAATGCTTTTAAATACTGAGGGAAGTAAAAACGTTGCTTATGGATATGCTTCATTAGGCTCTAACACTACAGGAAGCTGCAATACTGCAATCGGTTGTGGTTCTTTAGGTGGTAACACAACAGCAGATAATAATACCGCTATGGGATTTGATTCTTTAAAAGCTAACACAACAGGGGCGTCAAATGTAGCGGTGGGTAAAAATGCCCTTGATGCAAATACAAGTGGTAGTAATAATATTGCAATCGGAGAGGGTGCGTTAGGTGCCAATACTACAAATACTACAAATTTAGCAATCGGTACTTCTGCTTTGTTAGCAAATAATGCGGCAGGAGATAACTTAGCTATAGGTCATACAGCAGCTTCAACAAATACAAGTGGTTATCACTTAACAGCTGTTGGTCATTATGCTTTAGTAGCAAATGAATCTGCACAAGGTAATACAGCAGTTGGTCATAGTGCCTTAAGAGCAGCAACGACAGGGGCATCAAATACTGGAATTGGAAAACACGCTTTATGTAAATTAACTACGGGAGCAAATAATGCGGCAGTAGGATATGCTGCATTGTGTACAGCTACAACTTCATATGATTCAGTTGCACTTGGTGGAGAAGCATTAACATTAACCACAACAGGACATACTAACACTGCTATTGGTAGACAAGCAATGTGTAAAAACACAGAAGGTGCAAATAATGTTGCAGTGGGTGCTTTTGCTTTATGTGCTAACACTACAGCTTCAGATAATACAGCAGTGGGTAAAGGTGCTTTATTAGAAAACACAACAGGTACAAGAAATACTGCTGTTGGTAAAGATAGTTTAGATGCTAATACAGATGGTAATGACAACACCGCAATTGGTCGTACTTCGTTATCAAGTAATACTACAGGAGATGATAATGCTGCTTTGGGAGTAGGTGCTTTACAAAGTAATACTACTGGTCTTTGTAACACAGCAATTGGAACTCAAGCTATGATTAGTAGTTTAACTGGAGATGGTAATGTTGCTGTAGGTTATAAAGCATTATATACAAATAATGGTTCAACACCAGATTTTAACGTAGCAATTGGAAGACAATCACTTTGTAAAAATACAACGGGTTATAGAAATGTTGGTTCGGGTTTAAATAGTTTATTTTCTAATACAACAGGACACTCTAATGTTGCTTCAGGTGACGCTGCTTTATATTCTAATACAACAGGATCTAATAATACTGGGCTTGGTAAAGATTCTTTAATTAATGCTACAACAGGTAGTGCTAACGTAGCAATAGGAGTTTGTGCTGGTTCTGATGCTAGTATGATTAATATTACTACTGAAAGCAATAGGTTTATAGCTGGTCATAACGACATAACTAATTCTTATGTAAAAGTAGATTGGACAGTAACATCAGATTTAAGAGATAAAACAGAGATTGGAGATGTGCCTCATGGTTTAGAATTTGTAGATAAATTAAAACCTGTTAGTTTTAGATTTAAAAAGTCCAGAGAAAACCCAGAACCACATGGCTTTAAAAAATATGGGTTTTTAGCACAAGACATACTTGAACTTGAAGGTTCTGATAATGTCATTATTGACAATGAAAATGATGAAAATTTAAAAGTAACTAATTCACATTTAATACCAGTATTAGTCAATGCAATTAAAGACTTGAAATCTAAAATAGAAGCGTTAGAAAGTAATTAATAAACGAAAGGAATATAATGCTTAATACGTACGTCGTAGAAGGTGGTGTTGGTAAATGTACCGCATTCACTGCTTTACTACCTAAACTAAGAAAAAAATCAGAGGTGCAGATATACACACCTTACATAGATTGCTTTGCAGGTAATCCAGATGTTAAACTTGCATTGGAGCAAACTATACCGTTAAAAGATCCAAGGATCATGGCGTCTGATAATATATTTTATTGTGAGCCATACAAATCAAATTTTCAATTTGGTAAACAACATATAATTGAAAGTTACTGTGAACACCATGGTGTAGATTTTAATAAATCTATGACAGGTAAACTTTATACAGACAACCACAAAGCAGCTGTCACTAAATGGTTAGCTGATAATGAAATTGGTAAGTATATAATGATTCAGTTTTCAGGTGGCCAACCTAAATGGAATTATGGAGATAACGTTCAGTATACAAACATCAATCCAAATAGAAACTATCAACCTTATCTTGCACAACAATTAGTTAATATGTTACTTGAAGAATATAAAGATACAACTATTATTAATTGTGTTTTACCTAATGAGCCACATTATCAGGGCACAATTAGATGTGATTTACACTGGGCCCAAATTCATGAAATGTTGAAAGGTGCTGAAGGGTTCGTTAGTATTGACAGTTGTTTACAACACTTTTCACCATCAGCTAAAGCTTACGGTGTTGTTATTTGGGGCAGTACGAGGTGGACTCAGTTTGGTTACTCTCACAATAAAAACTTACATTTTCATATGAAAGATGAATGGGATGAGGCTAAATTTAATGATAGTGACCCTAGAAATAATATGGTAGAACCACAAATAATTATTGATAATTTTAGGAAACTTGATAAAACTAAAACCGTTGCTTGCGCAACAATATAAGGAGAAAAATTATGTCAGATGAAGTAAAAACAGCAGAAGAAATAGCACAAGATTACACAGCTATGGGTCATTCTGTAGAATTAATTAATGGTATTATTGATGGTTCTAAAATGGCGGATGAAGAAGCAGCTGAAAGACAAAATGCAGTTGATAGAAATGTTGAACACTTAGAACTTATGGTTGCTAAAGATTACTGGACAGATGAAGACATGACTGAAGTTAATGCAGCTATCGCTTCTGGTAAAGCATATACTGCTCAATAGTTTAATTTTTACCCATAACACATGTTGATATAACTAGTATTCTAGTATATTTTAAACTAGGAATTAATTTATGCTACAGAAACTAGGATTTGCACCAGGATTTAATAAACAAGTTACAGAGACCGGGGCTGAAGGTCAATGGTTTGATGGAGATAATGTACGTTTTAGATATGGTACTCCTGAAAAAATTGGTGGCTGGGATCAACTAGGTGGTGATAAATTAACAGGTGCCGCAAGAGCAATTCATAACTGGGATGATAATGTTGGTATAAAATATTCTGCAATTGGCACTAATAGAATTCTTTATGTTTTTTCTGAAGGATCGTATTATGATATTCATCCTATAGAAAAAACTGTTTCAGGCGCAACATTTACAAGTACATCAAGTTCAAACGTTGTAACAGTAACAGTCTCTACGTCTGTGCCGTTAGACGATGATGACATCGTAATGTTTGAAAATGTTACAGGACTATCTGGTTCTACTTTTACCAACGCAACATTTGAAGGTAAAAAGTTTATGGTAACTTCTGTTCCAAACAATACAACTTTTACTTTAACAATGGCGACTACAGAAGCAGGCACACCTTTATCAGGTGCAGGGTCTGCTGATGCGTTATATTATTATAGTGTTGGACCAGCTAAACAACAATCTGGTTTTGGTTGGGGTACAGGTTTGTTTGGTGGTGTAGTTAATGGTGTTGCAACAACAACTCTTGCAACTGCTTTAACAAATACAACAGGAACAACTGTTGTATTGACAAGTTCTGCAGCTTTCCCTTCTTCCGGTACAATACAAATAGGTACAGAATTTATTACATACACAGCAAATGATACGGCAACAGGAACTTTAACTGGTGGAGCAAGAGGTGCTAATGGTAGTACAGCTGCAACACATAGTGCTGGTGCTGCTGTCACAAATGTTACAAATTACAATGGATGGGGTCAAGCTTCTTCTTCTACACAATTTACATTAAACCCAGGTTTATGGGTTTTAGATAATTATGGTACAAAATTAATTGCACTTATTTATAATGGGGAATGTTTTGAATGGGATGCTGCAGCTCCAAATGCAGTAGCTAATAGAGCAACTATTATTACCGGTGCACCAACTGCATCGCGTCATGTATTGGTGTCAACTCCTGATAGACACTTGGTTTTCTTTGGAACAGAAACTGAAATAGGGGATAAGACTACACAAGATGATATGTTTATAAGATTTTCTGATCAAGAAAATATTAATAACTATACTATTACAGCAAACAATACTGCAGGTTCACAAAGACTTGCCGCAGGTTCTAAAATTATGTCTGCAATTAAAGGTAGGGACGCCATATATATTTGGACGGATACCTCATTATTCTTGATGCAATTTGTTGGATCACCATTTACTTTTGCTTTTGCACAAGCAGGTACTAACTGCGGATTAATTGGTAAAAATGCTGCGGTTGAAGTTGATGGTTCTGCTTATTGGATGTCAGAAAATGGTTTCTTTAATTACGATGGTCAATTAAAATCTCTTCCATGTTTAGTTGAAGATTTTGTCTACGATAGTTTAAACTCAGTACCTAGAGATTTAATTAATGCAGGTGTTAATAACCTTTTTGGAGAGATTAACTGGTTCTATTGTTCAGCTAATGCAGCTACAGTAGATAGGGTTGTTACCTATAATTATCTAGATTCCACAACCCAAAGACCTATTTGGACCACAGGCACATTAAATAGATCTGCTTGGGAGGATTCTGCTGTGTATGATAAACCTCATGCAACACTTTATGATCCTAGTGACAATGCTTCGTATGATGTTACTGGCAATGTGGACGGAAGTAGTATATACTATCAGCACGAAACAGGGACCGATCAAGAAAATGCAGGTGGTGTAATTACTGCAGTTACGGCTAACATTGTTTCCGGTGATTTTGATATCACACAAAAAAGAAGTACGACAGGTCAAACAGTAGGGACACCTGATCTTAGAGGAGATGGTGAATATATTATGAGGATTATGAGATTTATTCCAGACTTTATTAATCAAACTGGTGACACACAAGTTAGTTTTACAACTAGAAATTATCCTAACAGTACACCTGTTACTACAGACTTTACAGTTACTTCAAGCACAACTTTTAAAAGCACAAGAGTACGAGCAAGATCTATCGCATTAAAAGTATCTAACACAAGCACTGGTGAAGACTGGAAACTTGGTACATTTAGATTAGATATTGCACCAGGAGGAATGAGGTAATGGTAAAATTTTATAACCCAGCAGATCAAGAATTATTTAAAAAATATCAATATCTTCCGCAGGAAAAATATAGATTAGGTCTTAATCTTCCAACAGAAGATAATGAAGTTGTAACAGATCAAGGTATTGTAAATACAAATGCTTTTGCAAATGCTGGTGGCGGTGGTGATTTTAATGCTATAACAGATTTTAGTTATACGCCATATGTGTCTAATGCATCTGAAAATACTGCTAATACATTTGCACCTAACTATGATTATGGAATAACTAGTGATCCAGTGGGAATATTGGATTATATGAATTATCAATCTGGCGACTATGATCCAACTGGTTTAGATATGAGTGGAACAGCTAAAGGAAGACCAGAGATTTTTGATATAAATCAAACAGGTGATCCTGCATTAAATGAAGAATCAATAATGGTTCAAGGAAGTAATCCATATGGAGAAGATGAAGAGGAAACCGGTTTTTTCTCTAATATATTAGGTAAAGGAAAAAAAGCAGCTCTAACTTCATTAGGACTTAGTGCAATTCTGCCTCCTCAATTATCTATTCCTATAGGAATATTAAGAGGTTTTGCATCTAAATCAAACAAACCAAAAAGTTTACAAAGTAAATACACTGTTGATAATGCAGGATATGGAAACACGGGTATGAGAGATGAATATGGTTTATTTACAGGACAAAGAAAAGATGGTCTTTTAGGTATCTTTGGAGATCCCACAGGACGTGATTATACAACTAGAATGGCTGAGAGAATAGATGAACTTCAAGATTTTTATAATAGTGAAAAAATACAAGATAAATATGGTTTAGGAAATATAGATCTTGAAACTGATGTCATAGATGAAGCAACTTACAATCAATTAAAAAAAATAAACAGCACTTATGCTAAACAAGTATTAGATTATCAAAAGAGATTAAGAAATGAAGCTATTGAAGCCGGTGTTGATCCAACAGATATCATAGATAATATTAAAATTGCAAAAACAAATGAAATTTCAAATCAAGAAGCTAAAGAAATTCAAGAAGCAATTGCAGATCAAGGTCGAGAGTCTGCACCAGGCAGAGGTGACGCTGGAAATCCAGGTGGTAGTAGTGGAGAAATGACTGATGATAATGCAGGTACATATTGTTTTGATCCAAGCACTCTTATTCAAATGGCTGATGGTTCTACTAAAAAAATTAAAGACATACAACTTGGAGATAATACTAAAGGTGGAGAAGTTACAGGTGTATTCCAATTTAAAGCAACAGATGAAATACATGATTACAAAGGTGTTACAGTTGCCGGTAGTCACTATGTTAAAGAAGATGGTAAATTTATCATGGTTAAAGACAGCCCACTTGCAGTTAAGATTGATAAGATACCAGTAGTTTATTCTTTAGATACAACGGGTCGAAGAATCTTTATTAACAATATTGAGTTCGCTGATTACAACGGTGATGGTGTAGCTAAAAACTTCTTAAGTAATGCTGGTGTTGATTTATCTGGATTTAATAAAGAAGTATTAAGACAAGTAGAAAACAGATTAATATAATGGCAAAAATTGTACAATCATTAACTAGAGCGGCACCTGAATACACACAAAGAAATTTACAATCATTGGTCAGGGATCTTGATGGTGTAATTACAAAATTAAACACATCTTTTCAAGAAGAAGTAAAACAGGAGATAGAAGCTAAAAGTTTCTTTTTAGAATAATGGCAGTAGTAAACCAATATAAATTTGTAGGAATAGATAACGATACTACTGGTAATGCTTTAAATTTATTTGGCACAGGTGTACCAAAGATTAATGAAACTATAATTATTAAATCAATTCTTGTTACTTCTGCTTCAACACCTACGGTTACTGTAACTAACAATAGTATTACAGCAATTAAAACTGCTGCATTAACAGCAGATACTACTACAGAACTATTGACTCAACCTCTTATTGTAGAAGGTAATACAACGATGACTGTTCAGTCAAGTAATACAGGGTCTTTTGACGTAGCAATAAGTTACTTAAATATATTAAAGGAAAAATTAGATTAATGAAATTATTAAACGCAAAAGTAGAGGAAACTTATAGACACCTTAAAACCGGTGAGATTTTTAAAGAAAAAAAAGACTGGGAAGCTAAGGGTTATAAGCCAGAAGAGATGGCACAGGACGTGAAAGTTATTATGCCGCCTCTTGATTTACTAAGTAAAACAAAGTAAACATAGGGATTAAGGTAAAATTATGGCAATATCTCGAATGCAGCAACCACAACAAGTGCAAGGCGGACTGGGTTCTTTAACGGATCCACGTTTTGATCAACAAGCTATGTATAATGATGGTGGGATGTTAGAACAAAACAAAGTTCAAGACCCTCAAAGACAAGGTTACTTCTTAGGTAAACTTGTTAAGAAAGCTAAACGTGCTGTAAAGAAAGTTGTTAAGAGTCCTATAGGTAAAGCTGCGTTAATGGGTGCAATTGGTTTTGGTATACCAGGAACTAGTTTTGGTGGTTTACTTGGTAGAGCAAGTTTTGGTGGTGCAGCAAAAGGTTTGTTTGGAAATGTAGGGGGTATTGGACAACTTCTTGGAAGTGGTGGTAAGTTTAGTACACTTGGAGATATGTTTAGAGTTGGTGGAAAATCAAAAGCAGGTCTTAGTATTCCAAGGCTTTTAGCTGGTGGATTAGGTGCAGCAGCAGTCGCAGCTCCTTTTTTTATGGGTGGTGACGACGATGAGGATGAAGGTCCAGTAGATATGATGGACCCAGCATTTCAAGTTCAAAGAGCAAGAAATTATTACAGCGGTCAAGGTGATGCCGGTGCTGGTTTAGATTTTATGCCAAGAAAAGAATATGTAATGAGAAATTTTTATGCAGCTGATGGTGGCCGTGCAGGTTATGCTGGTGGCATGTTAGTTGAGGAAGATGATGAAGAAGAGTTTATTAGATCAAGAGCAGGTAATTTTATGAGAATGAGACCCGCTTATTTAAACATGGGTGGCAGTGCAGGACAAGCGCAAGCTGAACAAATGTTAATGATGGAATATGTTAAATACAAAAATAAAGGTGGAAATTTATCTTTTGAACAATTTGTAAAAGCAGTCATGCAACAGGCAGCGCCAGAAGGTGCTGGCATGGAACAACCACAACCTGTTATGATGGCAGCAAATGGTGGACCAGTGCCAGATTCTACAGTTCCAGGATACACAACACCAGCAGGTTATAACAAATTTGATTATAGATCAGGTGGAGTACCGGTAAGGGTAGGAGCACAAGAAGGTGGTATGATGGAAACTGAAGTTACAGAAGAAGTTATGCCTTTGTTAGACATGGGTGGTAAAGAAAAAGATTATAGAGAAACAGGTGGTTTTGTAGAGCTCGGTAGAAAAGAAAGAGCAGATGATGTACCAGCAAGACTATCAAAAAATGAGTTTGTATTTACAGCAGATGCTGTTAGAAATGCAGGAGGCGGCGATATAGATAGAGGCGCTGAAGTTATGGAAAATTTAATGAACAACTTAGAACAAGGTGGTGAAATTTCTGAGGAGTCACAAGGTTTAGAAGGTGCACAAGCAATGTATGATCAACAACAAATGTTACAGTCGAGGATAGTATAATGTCGATACCAAGTTATTTAGAAAATACCGTAAAAGATTATGCTGATCAGGCGAAAGCCGCATACTCAGCACCTATTAATACAGATGTTTTTACAGGCAGTAAGTTTGTTGCAGGTGAAGATCCATTACAAACACAAGCTATTAACATGGCACAACAAGGTGTCGGTTCTTATGCACCTTATTTACAAGCTGCACAAGCTGCACAGAGAGTAGGTGCCGGGCAACTGGGACTAGCAGGTCAAACTTTAGGTGGTGCTTACGGTGCTCTTGGTCAAGCAGGATCTGCTTTAGGTCAAGCAGGAGCTGCTTATGGGGGTATGGGTCAATTTCAAGCTGCCGGTGCTGGAGCAGCACAAGGTGCAGCAAATATAGCAGGTGGTGCAGCAGGTATGACAGGACCAAATGCTTACAAAGCTTTTATGTCCCCTTACCAACAACAAGTTATTGATGCAACTTTAGCAGAATATGACAAACAAGGTGCAGCAGGAGCACAACAAATTAAAGATGCTGCAATTAGTTCAGGAAATTTTGGTGGCGGTAGAGAAGGGGCTCAACTTGGAGAGTATCAAGCAAACAGATTAGCTGATAGAGCAGCATTACAAAGTTCAATGTTACAAGAAGGTTTTGGTCAAGCAAATCAATTAGCGCAACAAAACTTTGCTAATCAAGGTGCATTGTTTGGTATGCAACAAGGGTTGGGTAACATGGCATCAAATTTATTTGGTCAACAAGGACAAATGGGTGCAGCTCAACAATCTTTAGCTAATGCACAATTAGGTAGAGGACAAGCTATACAAGGTTTATCTGCAGCTCAACAAGGTTTAGCGGGTGCATATGGAAATCAAATTAATCAACAGTTTGGTTTATCAGATTTCCAAAGACAAGGTATGGGTCAAGATATTTCTGCATTAGGATCTATGGGTGCAATACGTCAAGGTCTAAACCAAGCTCAATTAACTGCTGAACAAAATAGATTAAGAACGGGTGCTTATGAGCCTTACGGAAGATTAACACAATTTGGTAATGTACTAACTGGTTTAGGTGGAGGTATGGCTGGACAACAATATGTTGATCCTGGATCAAGCGTCAGTCCTTTCCAAGCAGCATTAGGAACGGCTACAGGTCTTGCTGGATTGTACGGAAAAATATTTGGATAATTAATTATGCGAACTTTAAATAGACCAATGTTTAGATACGGCGGCCCTATCAAAGAGGGGG